AAAAAGATAAAAGATGAATTTATAACCAATCAAAAACAAGGCAAAGTTATATAAAAGTTAGCTAACAGAGAGGTGTGGCTTTTTCCTTTGTTTCGGCTGCACCTCTTAAATTTAAGGAGATACAAATGAATCTAATAAAAGAACCAAACCAAGCAGTAAGATTAATAGAAGAACAATATCCTGAAATGGCAACAGAATTTAAGAAGATACAAAAAGAGCAGTATGAATTATTTTGTGAAAAACAGCTTGACTATGGATCACACAATATAACTTTAGGTACAGGTGTTGGAAATGATTGTAACATTGATTTAACTTTGAGTGCATTAATTGTTAGAATAAACGATAAGGCACAAAGATTGATAAATTTATTTTTAGTTAAAAAAACACCACCTACAAATGAGCCATTAATTGATTCATTTAAAGATATATCTGTTTACAGTATAATGTCGCAGATAGTAAATAGAGGTAAATGGGGTATCTAACTGTTAGAGAAGTATTAATTGAATTTGTAATTCAAAATATAGATTCATTTACAGATGATGAACTTGAATATTTTGTTGATTACATAGTAACTAAAGATATTGATTTAAGAAAAGATAAGGATTTAAACTAATGCCATTAAATGAAAGAATTACAGAATATCAAGATTGGAAAGATAATATGAGTGCTTCATTATTAAGTTTTAGGCAAAAAATTGAAAACCTTGAAAAGATATATAAAAACATTGAAAAGAGATTAAAAAACGCTGAAGAAGTTATAGAACAAATACAAGAAGATAGCAATCCTACCTATTTATATAACATCAAAAAGGCGTATTTTAATCAAGAAGAATCTTAATATTGGATTAGCAGGTGAGCATATTGTTATGTCTGATATAATATTACAAGGCTATAGCTGTTTTAAAATGCAAGAAAATTTGCCATTTGATTTAGTTATGCTTGATGCAGAAAATAAAATGTATAGAATACAAGTAAAATCAACAATTAAAAGAAAAACAAATTATCACAGTAGAAACAAAATATCATATAGTTTTGGAGTTACAAGGCAAAAAAGGGTATTGAAAAAGGAAAACAATAACACATATATAAAACATAAAGAAAATGAATATAGAAAATCTGATTTTGATTTATTGGCTTTGGTTGTTATACCACTTAAAAAAGTATTCTACATTAAATACAAAGATTTAAAATTAAAATATGTAAGTTTAAATGGGAATGAAAAGATGCCATTATATAAATGTTTAGAAAATCCTATTGTAGATAAAGATTTGATAGAAAAAATTAAAAGATGTTATTAAAAAATATAATAGAGGAATATATGATAAAAACAACACCATTGCAGGATAGAATTGATCCAAATACAGGAAAACCAAAAGCGTTACAACATAATGAAAATGATGCAGCAAATGAAAAAAGAGTTGCAGATGCTTTGTATGAAACACAAGGCATTATATTGCACGGATATGCAAAATATAGTCCAATAGATTATTGGATGGAAAAAGATAATGCTGTAATTGGTTTTGCTGAACTTAAAACGTCATTTATTAAAGATCATCAATTTGCTTATTTAAATGCAAGAAAGTATGTGAATTTACAGATGGCTGCTTGTGGATTTAACTGTAAAGCATATTTTATTACACAGCGAATAGATGGCAGTATATATATTTGCGATGTTAATAACTTGCAAGGTGAGGTAAAAATTGTGGATAGAGGTCTTGATGGTAAGAATGAAAGAGAGCCTGTTAAGGCTGTTCCACTAAATTCAATGTATAAGTTAATATAAAAAAAAGGAGAAGTAAATGCAATATGATAATAACCTAAAAGGTGTTTTATTTGTAAATGATAAAAAAGAAAACGCTGAAGATAAAAAGCCAAATATGACAGGAAGTTGTGAGATCAATGGGAAAGAATATTGGGTATCTGCTTGGAAAAGAACAGGAAATAATAGTGGTAAAACATTTTTATCATTATCTTTTCAATCTAAAGAGCAAGATGTTTCAGGTGATCCAAATAATAGACCTGTTGCAGCACAAGAGAGTGATGGTTTACCATTTTGATTAAGTATCTTGAATATTTATTAGAAATGAACGAACGAACACCTGCTTGGTTATCGAGAAAGTTAGGAGTAAGCCATACATTGGTTTACTCTTGGCTTAATCGTAAAAGAAACATTAGTGGTAAGCATTTTGCAATGTGTTTACAAGTATTTGATGTTCCTATAGAAAAAGCAATAAAAGAGATGGAAGAATGAGTGATTTGCAATATGACATACTATATTTAATTACAACTATATCTGATCTTGTTTTTAAATTAATAATTAGTATAGGCGTTGCAATTTACATATTAAGAGGTAGTAAATGAAGTTATTAGATTTATTTAGTGGCATAGGTGGATTTCATTTAGGACTTGAACAATCAGGATTTAAGTTTGATTGGGTTGGTTTTAGTGAAATAGATAAATATGCTTCTAAACAATATAAAAGGAGATTTCCAAATGCAACAGAACTCGGAAACATTACAACTGTTCAACCAAAAAACTTACCAAGTGACATTACAATCCTTTGTGGAGGATTTCCGTGCCAAGCGTTTTCGATTGCAGGAAAAAGGCAAGGATTCAATGACACAAGAGGAACATTATTTTTTGAAATTGCACGGATTTTGCGATATTTCAAAGATATTGGGAAACCAATCCCATACTTTGTACTCGAAAATGTTAAAGGTTTACTTAACCACGACAATGGACAAACATTTGCTACAATTTATGGAGTTTTGTCCGACCTTGATTATACCGTTGAATGTCAATTACTTAATACTAAATGGTGGTTACCCCAAAATAGAGAGCGAATATATATTGTCGGACATCTTGGAGAACGAGGTAGATCAAAAATATTTCCTATCACAAAAGGCAATAAAAAAACTTTAATAAAAAAGGTAAATTTTAAAATTGCAGATTACAGAAATGATGAAGGGTTAAGAATAAGAAAAGATGGTAATAGTCCTTGTTTATCACAAGCTATGGGTACAGGTGGACAAAATGTTCCATTGTTAATTAATAAAAAATATAATTTTTCACAAAAATCTTTAAATAAAACTTTAGAAAAATTTAATTTAAATTATGATGATACAAAGGCATTAGATTTATATAATAAAAAGGCACAAGATATATGTCCGACATTAACTGAACCACATCATAATTGTTTAAGATTGTATAACAAATCTACTGTAAGAAAATTAACACCAATAGAATGTGAAAGATTACAAGGATTTCCTGATGATTGGACTGAAGGGCAATCAGATACACAAAGATATAAACAATTAGGTAATGCTGTTAGTGTACCTGTAGTTAAAGCAGTTGGAGATAAAATTATTAAATTAATAAATTAAGAGATAGTAAAAGGAGATAGTAAATGAAAGAAGCATATTATTTTAGCCACGATGCTAATGCACAACACGATCCAAAAATAATCAAATTATTGTCAAAATTAGGATGGGAAGGATACGGTTTATATTGGGCAATAGTTGAACGATTAAGAAATGAACCTGATTATACTTTAGAATGTGATTACGATTGCATTGCATTTGCATTGCGAACGCATAGCGATTGCATTAAAAGTTTAGTAGAGGACTATGATTTGTTTATAATTGAAGATGATATTTTTTATTCAGAATCGTTATTAAATCGTATGAAACAGAAAGATGAACGCAGCGAAAAAGCAAGGGAGTCTGCTCGGAAAAGATGGAAACGTAATGCGAACGCATTGCGAACGCATAGCGAACCCAATGCTATAAAAGAAAAGAAAGTAAATAAAAAAAAAGTAAATATAGAGTTTAGTGTTTTTTGGGATTTATATAATAAAAAAGTTGGAGATAAGTCTAAAGTTGAAAAAAAGTGGAACAATTTAAAAGATATAGATAGAACTAAAATAATGGATACATTACCTGCTTTTTTAAAATTGATACCTGATAAACAGTTTCAGCCATACCCATTTACATATTTAAACAATCGTAGATGGGAAGATGAAATGGATGTAAATATAGGCGTAGAATTTAAAAAAGATGTTTTAGGGGTATCTTATATAGGATACTGTGAAAAGTGCAATAAAAGCGATTTTTACGCTACTACAAACGAAGATTCCATATGTTGCAAGACAAAAATATTGCCTAAACCTCAAATAAAAGCTAAATTATAGTATGACACAAAAACTAACAAAAGAAGAAATAGCTGAAATAAAAAGAAAAAGAGCGTCTGATAGGCGTTTAATGATAGATAAGTTAAGATTTTGGGTAGGCGTATTTAGTGTACCTACAATTTTAATTATGGCTTGTATGCTTATTGCAGCAGCTTATTATCTTGGAGAATCGCAATTAGCAGTAGTTACAGGTTTAATTTCAACTATTACATTAGGTTTAATTAATGTACTTACAAGTATGGTTGCACCACCTGCACCTGAAGATCCATTAGCGACAGTAGCAAAAGATTTAGTACATCACTTACAAGATCAGGCTAATCAAAAAGATATGGAAGTTACAATGGATAGGAATCAAATTAAAATAGGTGGTAATGGTGTAAAAGTAGATTCTAAAACGCCTGATAATCCTGTTTGGGGTGATGATAAGCCATTAAAAAAAGGTGGTAAGTAATGTTTTTTAGTACTTGGATTATAGCTTTTACTGTAACTATTGGCACAGGTGAAACCTTAAATTGTATGTACCCAAGAATTGAAAAAGATTATGATAGTGAAGGATTTGTTTGTAGTTGGGAAGAAGAAGATTTTTATGTTACTAAAACAGGTGAATATATTTTAAAAGAAAAAAACATACAGGATAACTGTATAGAAAAGAAAGCAAGAGATAGATATTGGAAAAAAAGAAACCCAAAAAAAGTAGTACACACGACAGAAGAAAAAAACAATTAGAGTTTTTTAATGGAAAGTATAATGGTTGGTGGTATTACAATTATTTTAAAGATATTTTAGGTGGTAATGAACGACAAAGGAGATAAATATGGATTATTATCGTTTGTTTACATCATTTGTACAGGGAATTTTAATTAGCATCCCTTTATGGCTTTTTTACATAGCTTTGAAGATTAAAGTTCTCGAATGGTGGAGAGATGAGTGAGATTGTTGTTGTGATGCTTTTAATCTTTGTATTGACATTATTTTATTATTCAACAGGTAGTTATTAATGGAAAAGATGGTTTTACCTATAAGAATTAAATCAAGGAATCAGATAGATAGATTGCATTGGGCAGCTAAAGCACGATTAAAAGATAAATATACATATATGGTTGCACAACAGATGCAGGAATTAGAAATAAGAAAAGCAAAAGAAAAAGAAAAGTTTAGAATAGAAATAATATCATATAGAAAAAGATTATTAGATTATGATAATTTAGATTTAAAGTTGATTTTAGATGCTTGTGTAAGAAATAAATTAATTTGGGATGATGCTCCTGAATTTATACATAGACCTTTAAAAGAACAGATTAGAGATAAAGAAGAAAGAACTGAAATAATAAGGCATCCATTTGATAAGGAGTTAGATGCAGGTAATAACTAAAAATATAAAAGAATTAATTAGTGCAGAATACAATCCAAGACAGTTAAAAAAAGAACAATTTAAACAATTAAAAGATTCTATACAACGTTTTGGCTTGGTTGATCCTGTTATTATAAATAAAAATAAAGACAGAAAAAATATTATAATTGGTGGTCATCAGCGAACAAGAGTAGCTGAATCGCTTGGCATTGAAGAAGTGCCTTGTGTAGAGGTTGATTTAACATTAGATGAAGAACGAGAATTGAATGTTAGATTAAATAAAAATACAGGTGAATGGGATTATGATATATTGGCTGATTTATTTGATATGGATGAATTAAAGGATTGGGGATTTAGTGATGATGAATTGGTAGGCTTTGCACCTGATGAAGATAAAGAGGGCAATATTGATGATGATGAAATCCCTGAAGTAGAAGAAGCAGTTACTAAATTAGGTGATTTGTGGATATTGGGTGAGCATAGACTTTTATGTGGTGATGCTACAAAAAAGGAAGATGTAGATTTACTTATGGATGGTAATAAGGCAGATATGGTATATACCGACCCTCCATATGGTTTAGGTGGTTATGGTGGAAGAAAAAAGATGAGGTTGATGGGAGATAATTTAGATGTAACTCCATTTTATTCTTCTATTCCTGATGTAAAAGAAATATATGTATGGGGAAGAATTTATAATTTAGTTGATATAAATTTTGAGCCAAGAGATATAATTGTATGGTATAAAAATAATTTTGGTTTAGGCAAAGGCTATAGAGGACAATATGAAGTGTGTTTTTACAAAGGAGATTTTAGTGGTTCAGATTCTGATGTTTGGGAGGTTAAAAAAGACACTAAATATATTCACCCAACACAAAAGCCTGTTGATTTATGTTTAAGGGCAATAAAAAATAGTAACCCAAGCAATATATTAGATTTATTTCTTGGTAGTGGCTCAACATTAATAGCTTGTGAAAAAACTAATAGAAAGTGTTATGGTATGGAACTTGATCCTCATTATTGTGATGTAATAGTAAAGAGATGGGAAGAATTTACAGGAAAGAAAGCAGAATTATATGGCAAGACCGAAGAAGTATAATATAGAACCTGAACAGGTAGAAAAGCTATCATCATATGGTTGCACCAATACTGAAATAGCATCATTTTTTGGTTGTGATGAAAGTTTAATTAGAAAGAGTTATTCCGAATCTTTGACAAAAGGGCGTGATAAAGGGAAGATACGATTAAGACAGTTGATGTGGCGTACTGCTGAAAATGGCAATGTAACTATGCAGATTTGGTTAAGTAAACAGTATTTAGGAATGAGTGACAAACAAGAAGTAACAACAACAGAATTACCCAAAGGATTTGATACACATCATATTGAATAGAATAAAGAAAACAACCCACAAAAAATGGGCAGACTTGGTTAGGTCAATAATACCACTTGGTGAAGATGATCCTAATCATTGGTGGATTTATTCTTTTTTAATTAACAATAGATTGCAGAAAAAATGAGTGTAGGATTATTTAAACATCAAAGAGAATTTGTACATTCTGAAGCAAAGTATCCTGCTTTAGTATCAGGTTATGGTGCAGGAAAAACATATGCTTTATGTGTAAAATCTTTAATTGAATGTGGTAAAAATGCAGGTTATACAGGATTGCTAATGTCGCCTACATACAGAATGATAAAAGATACATTACAGCCAACATTTGAGGAGGTATTAAAAAGTGTTAAGTTCAATTATGAATATAGTGCGACTGATAATAGATATCGTGTTTATTGGTCTGATGGGTATGCTGATGTGCTTCTACGCTCTGCTGAGAACTATCGTAGGTTGGCAGGACTCAACTTGGCGTGGGCAGGGATTGATGAATCTGCTCTCCTCAAAGACGACCAATGTTGGAAAATGGTTTTATCAAGATTACGACAAGGAAACACACTCAGAGCATTTGTATGCACAACACCTGAAGGATTCAACTACGTATATGACTATTGGAAAGATTCCCCAAAAGAAGGATATGAATTAATACAGGCAAATACAGAAGATAATTCAAGGCTTCCAAAAGAGTTTATACAATCACTTAAACAGAATTATGATGAAAAATTAATAAAAGCATATATGCAAGGGCAATTTGTAAACTTGCAATATGGTGCAACTTATTATAATTTCGATAGGGAAAAAAATGTCAAAAATGTCTTTTACGATAAAACCAAACCAATATATGTGGGAATCGACTTCAACATTGATCCCCTTTGTGCAGTATTATCACAAGTGCAGCCAAATGGTAAAGTTCATATCTTCGACGAATTTAAACTACGACATACAGGCGAAAGACAACTCCTAACAGAGCAGATGGCATTGGCAATTAAAGACAAATATCCAAATAGATTATATTATTGCTATCCTGATCCTGCAGGTAAAGCAAGAAAAACATCAGCAGTAGATTCAGACCACGATATATTAAGACAAGCAGGTTTTGTATTAAGAGTTAAACGACAAGCACCACGAGTTATTGATAGGGTAAATGCAACTAATAAATTATTTGATAATTGTATTATTGATCCCAAGTGTAAAAACTTAATTGCAGATTTTGAGCAAGTAGTAAACAAAGAAGGAACGAGAGATATAGATAAAAGCAATGCTGAACTTACACATATGTCAGATGCTTTTGGATATTTTGTTGATTATGAGTTCCCAATAAGAAAACCCTCAACCAAAACATTTATGGTATAATAATGATAATATTTAGTACAGTAGAACAAGTAATACAAGAATCAATACAACGACTAAAATCCTATAATCAAGATATGATGTTTGAGCATAGAGATATGGCTATTGATTATTATACGTTTAATAATACAGGTAAGTATATAGATCAATACTTTGATGGATCGTTGCAAGATGAGATACCATTGTATCCTGTTAATATGACATCAAGACTTATTAATAGAATCAGTTTGGTTTATAAAGATGCACCTACAAGAGAAGTTGAGAATGATAATTATTTTGATTTAACTGTAATGAAGAATGTTAAAATGAAACATTTTGAACGTATGCACAATTTACTTGGTACTATGGCTGTTCAAGTTGGGTGGCATAATGATCGTTTTAAATATCAACCTATAATTAACTTTGAGCCTATATTTAGTCCTGATGATCCATTAAATCCTATTGCTATTACATATCTATTACCAAAAGCAACTGCTGATTTATACAGTCAATCTACCCCTGATGAATTTATGTATTGGGATGCAGAGAATCATTTCATATTTAATGAAAAAGGTAAAATTACAGCTATAAATGATGATAATATAAATCCTTATGGTGTTTTACCGTTTATATTTATGCAACCTGTAACAATGATTGATGAGTTTTGGAATGAGGGAGCGATGGATATCCCTATGGCTAATCGTCAAGTGGACATAGCGATGACTATGTTGCAACATCATATCAGAAGTGCAGGTGGACAATGGGTTGTTGAAGGAAGAATAGATGCAAATGAAGTTCAGCTTGGATTGAATAAAATATTAGCTGTAGAGGGAGGAACAGTTAGTAATATATCAGCAGGAGTTAATATTGAATCCATAATGAGTGGCATCAAATTTCAGTTGCAACAGGTTGCACAGAATCATCATATTACATTTGATTTTGGTATGAGTGGCAGTAAATCAGGTGTAGCATTACGAATGGAAAACCTTGAACTATTAGAAGCAAGGGAAGATGAAGTTGAAAAATGGAAGTTTGCAGAAAAAGAAATATATAATATAGAAAAAACAATAGCACAAGTAGAAGCAGGTGTAATATTGCCTGAAATGATGAAGATAAATTATGATGAGGTTGAGTTCCCTGATGCTGATATGGAGATGAAAGAATGGGAATGGAAATTTAAACACGGACTTGCTGATAAGGTTGATTACTTAATGGCTAAAGACCCTGATGGATTTGAAAGCAGAGAAGATGCACAAGCATATCTTGCTGAAAGATTATTATCTCAAAATCAATTAAAGGTGCAAGGAACTACTAAAGAAAGTGGTTTTAAATTAAATAGAGATGCCTGAAAATACGATACAGAATTATATTAATCGTATTGCTGAACTTGAGGATAAAGTAGATAAACAAAAAGAAGCGTTTAGAAAAGCTATTGATTTAAATGCTTTGATTGCTAATCCAAGAGAATACATTAAAAATTTAGCTATGGATTTCTATGAGGATAATGAGGATATATTAAGAGAAGCAGTTGATTTGGGCGAAAAAAAGGCAAAAAAAATAATAAGACATTATGGTAAAGCTAAAGAAAAAAGAAATCTTCAAATTAAATAAAAATCTAAAATTAGATGTTTTAATTAATGATATTGCAGATGCTTTTAATAAATCATTTCAAGATGGTATAGCTAAAACAAGTACAGACATAGATGGCAAAAAATTCAAAGTAACTAATAATCCAACACCATTGCTTGATAAAGGTAAAATGAAAAACACCTATGTCAAAACACGAGCAACTAAAACAAAGAAATTTGCAGAGATATCAATGAATGTTAGAGATAGGAAAGTGCCATCAATAGTTCATAATCAAGGTTTAAGACCACACGTTAAGCGTGAATGGTTTGGAGTTGGAAAAGTACAAGAAAAGATTGGTAGTAAATTAGCAAGGTTACATATTAAGAAAGCGTTGAGATAATGGCGTTAGATAATTTTGAAGATTATAATGATTTTGTTACTGCTTTAATTGTAGGGCAAACAGAAAAATCAGCTATAGATATTGAATTATATATAAAGCAATTAAGAATATCAGGTGCAACAGATGATACAATTATTGCACTATTACTTGCTGATTTAGATGAAGGTGGTAGAATATTTGGATCAGTAACTAATGGAATTGTTAATACTGTAAAGGCTAATGTTAATGTAATTGGCAATGTTGCAGCAATGGCTACTTATGAACAAGCAGGAGTACAAGAATTTAAATGGATAACAGTTAATGGATCAAATGCCTGTCCTGATTGTATACCACGAGATGGCAGGATTGAAACTATGGAATTTTGGGCAGCTATTGGAACACCTGCATCAGGTTGGAGTGTGTGTAGGGAGCATTGTAATTGTGAACTTGCACCTGTACAATATGAAGGGAAAACAAACTTTGACAAACCTAAAATTAAATAACTTGCAAAAAATCCAATTTTAATTAAATTACATTAAATGACAATAGGAGAATAAATGTCAAACGAATCCGTCAAACAAGACGAAAAAATGACTAACGCTATGGAAAGCGATAAAAATCCAACCGTCAATCAAGACGACAAAATGAATATGATTCCTCAAGCACGATTTAATGAATATGTTGCTAAAAACAATGCTAAAATGGAGGAATTAACAACACAATTAGATTCTTATAAGGCTAAAGAAGAAGCTGCAAGAAAGAAAAGATTGGAAGAAGAAGGCAACTTTAAACAATTAATTGCAGAACAGGAATCAGAATTAAGTACATTGCGTACATTTAAGGCTGATATGGATACTAAAATAGCCGAAAAAAGAGAAAGATTAATAAAGCAACTGCCTGAAGAACAACGAGCGATTTATGGCGAATTGTCAGTTGATGCTTTAGAACAACATATTAATATGTCAAATAATAATATGAACAAAGTGCCAACAAATACACAACAGCCAAAGCGTGTAGGCAATCAAGAGTTCGGAGGTTACAGCAGTTGGATAGAATTTGCACAAAAAGATCCTGCAGGTGCTGAAAAAGCCATACAGCAACATAATGCAGGGCGTAGATAGGAGTTTTAAATGGCAGCAGTAACAAATCAAACAGATACAGATGTAGGATACGCTGCAGGGATTACAACAGCAGCAGCTATTGTTCAATTCAATAAAGCGAATGTTACATTTCCTTTAATTTCCACAGAGTATGCAGCAGTGGGAACAACAAGCGTTTCATTTCCTGAATATAGTAAAGTTGCACCTACAAGTGTTACTAATAATGCAGCAGGTAGTGAAGGTGATCATCAAAATGCAGTAGCATTAACAGTTGGTGCTAATACAGTTGAAGTATTAAGACACAACATACACGCTAATCTAACAGATTTAGCAGCTCATTCACAATCAGGTGCTTTATCTAATGCAGGATTAGTATTAGGTAATGCAGTTGCAGCAGAATTTGATCTGCAAGTTTGTGCAGCTTTTGATGATTTTGCAACAAGCAAAGGTACATCAACTGATGGATTAAAATTCTTGGATATTATGGATGCTTTAGCTTCATTAGAAGCAAATGATGCTCCAAGACCTTATTCAGCAGTATTACATCCGTTGCAAATGTTCGGATCATTTGGATTGTCAAATGAGTTCGGAATTTCATCAGCAAATGGAAGTAATGGTGCATTTAATGGTGGACACGCTGCAGGAGTAGGTGAACAGTTTATGGGTACAGGCTTTGTTTCATCAATAGCAGGTATCAATTTCTACACTTCACCTCAAGTTAAAGATGGTGCTGATGCAACAGAGAAAAAAGGTGGTGTTTTTGCTAAAACTGCTTTAGGTGCAGGATTAGTTGATACAGGTAGTGGTAGTTTCTTAAATATTGCTACTGAAAGAGAAGAAACACAAGCATCAACAGTTGTAGTTGCTAATGGTTATTGGGCAATTACAGAATTAGTTGATTTGCACGGTGTTGAAATACATACAGAAATCTCTTAATAACTGTATAGATAAATAATACAGGGGAGTGTAATGCTCCCCTATATTACTATGAAAAAAGATATTGGAAATTTAAATAATAATAATTTTAAGGTTGAACTTGATCCTAAAAAAGAATTGAAACTTGTAGAAGATAAGGATAAAGGACAACAGGCCTATTACAAAGGTAATAAAATGAATTACCTTGATTATATTGGAGAAGTAGGCGATAGGATTGAAAGAAATAAAAAAGGCAAAGGTGTAGATAAGGTTGGTACTTTTGCAGGATTTGGAAGTGGAACATTAAAAAAAGCCTATAAGGAGAATTAAATGGCTACTAAAAAAGCAGTTAAAAAAGAAGAAGTTGTAGTAAAATCAGGTAAATTTAAAATAACTAAACTTAATGGTAAATCTATTATTAGAAAAGATTTAGGTGATTATGTAAAAGTTTATGAAGCCAAAGGTTACAAAGTAGAGGAGATATAGATGCCTTTAACAAATAAATATAGCAAAACATCTGCAAGTAATTTAACATTAGGGCAAAAAGGTTCTGCTTATTTAGATACAGCAGCAACAACATTTACTCCTACAGATCACGAAGCAGGTAGAGCAGTTATAGCAATTACTGCATTAACTGATGTAAAATTTAGTACATTAACAGCAGAAAGTGCTTCTACATTTATAAATACAGCAGGTGCAGGTGCAGGTGGTGGTGGTGATACTCTTTCTTCATCTGATGTAATCCCTAAAGGCACAACAATTTATGGTAGATGGACTTCTGTTAGTGTTAGTACTAATGGTGAAAAGTGCATTTGTTATATAGGTTAGAATGTTAGGATTAGGATTAGGCACAACACAAGCACAGGGATTAGTTGATGCTCTTGCACAAGTAACCAATACTAAATCAATTATATTTGATGGTGCTGATGAATATATATCTATATCTGATTCAGATAATTTAAGTTTTGGAGATGGCAGTTCTGATTCAGCCTTTTCTGTTTCTGCTTGGGTAAAAATGACTGATGCAAGTGGTTTCCCAATCTTATCTAAAACAGGTTTTGACCCAAATACAGAGTGGGGATTTGGTTGTAATGGTAGTGATTTATTATATTTAAAGTTGATGGATAATGATACTGATGTTTATATACGAAGATTTTCAGCAGCTTTAACAATTTATGAAGGAAATTGGATTCACGTTGCAGCTACTTATGATGGTAGTAGTAGTACAAGTGGTATGCATTTATATGTAAATGGGGTACTTGCTGATGATTCTGTTGCTACTTTAGGTACTTATAATGCAATGCATCAAACTTCTGCTGATTTATATATAGGGCATACTAAATATAATGCCTCAGGCACAATATATTCAGAAGGAAACATAGATGAAGTTGCTATATGGAATAAAGAATTGACTGCTGATGAAATAACACAAATATACAATGGTGGAACTGCAAATTTAGATTTATCTACTGATTCAGGTGATTATTCATCAAGTGCTAATATTAAAGGTTGGTGGAGAATGGGTGATGAAGCATCTACAAGAGTAGCAGATGCTAATGCTAATAATCTTGTTATTCCTGATATGAGAAAAACATTTTTTAGTGGTAAGAGTATAGATTTTGATGGTAGTAATGATTATATACAATTATCAGATCCTTTTAATTATACACAGCATACTATATCTGCTTGGTTTAAAGTTATAGATGATGGAAATGAAAAATTAATATTTGAAAATGTAGATGGAACGAGTGATGGTATTCATTTAAGATTAAATAGTTCTGAACAAATTAAATACAAACTTAATAATACTACTATAAGTTCTACAAGCACAGGTTTATCAGGTTCTTGGCATCACGTTGTAGTTACTTATGATGGTACAACATATTGCCTTTATTTAAATGGAGTGTTGGAAACGACAGGAACAGTATCTCAAACTATTGATGTTACTACAAATGCTCGAATAGGAAGTTCTTCTGCTGCTACAGCTAATTATTTTGAAGGAAAACTATGTGATGTTGCAATATGGGATGCAGCTTTAAATGCCAACACAGTAGCATCAATATATAATTCAGGTGAACCAAATGATTTAACATTAGCTGCAAGTTATACAGCAGGAAGTGGTACAGATAAATCAGGTGATTTACAAGGCTATTGGAGAATGGGTAATGGTACTTTAGATGATGGCAATATTGCAGGAAATGGTTTAATAGCAGACCAAACAAATGCTACTTTAGGCACTGAATTAGTAACAAGTATTAGTAGTTGGACTAATGCTGCTGATATTACTACTACGATTGATTCAAGCACTAATACAGTTACTATGGAATCAGACGATTCAAGTTCAGCTGCTGCTACTCGTTTTTATAATACAGCCACTTCAACAGGAATTTTAGCAGGACAATTACCACTTGGTGTGCATAAAATATCATTTACTGCATCTTGGACAGTTGCACCAAATGTTAAACAATTAAAACTTTATCCTGATGGTAGTTTGGATACTTATAATATCACAAGTGGAGAAAATGTATATTATACTAATGTTACAGATTTAAATAATAATCATCAATTTTCCATTCAATTTAATGATGCAGATGGAGATATAACATTAGCAAATATTAGTTGCAAACCTGTAAATGGTAATGCAGGAATAATGACAAATATGAGTCAATATGATATAGTAGATCACGCTCCTAACCGTAATTCAGGAGATATGATTAATTTTGATGCAACATCAGATATAGAAACAGATACACCGTAAGGAGAACAATGTTTAGTAATAGAAAATGGGTAATAATAACATTAGCTGATTATACAGCAGATCAATTAGAAGAATTAGTATCTAATGCTATACAAACAAGTTCTTCTACATTAAGAAAATCAATAGATGGAACTAAAGCTATATTAAAATGGGATGGTGATACGCCATCTGTATTTGATGGTATGACAACTTATAATCATACACAAATCAAAACAACTTTAGCAACATCAGCTTGGACAAGTGAGGATGTAGAATAATGCCTAAGTTTGGTAAAAGTTCCAAAAAAAGATTAGAAACTTGCGATCAAAAATTACAGGATGTGATGAATGAAGTTATTAAATATGTGGATTGCTCAATTCTCGAAGGGCATAGATCAAAAGAAAGACAAAACAAACTATTTGAAGAAGGTAAAACAAAAGTCAAGTATCCAAATGGTCGTCACAATGCTAATCCAAGTAGGGCAGTTGATGTTACTCCTTATCCTGTTGATTGGGCTGATAGAGAGCGTCAAACTCTTTTTGCAGGTTTTGTTATAGGTATTGCAAGAGGTATGGGTATCAATTTAAGATGGGGTGGCGATTGGGATCAAGATTGGCAAGTAAAAGATAATATGTTTGATGATTTCCCACACTTTGAATTGAGGGATAAATGATAGATACATTAAGAACAGCAGGAATTGGAATAGCAGGTAGTGTATTGCATTGGACAGAGTATATACCTCCAATTATGAGTGCTTTAGCAGCATTAGCTACATTGATTTATATGTTGATTAAAATAAATAAGGAATTGAAATGAATAAATTTATTAAATGGATAAAAGATTATGCTTTAACTGTTGCAAAAAATTATGTTAAAGATAATAAGGATGAGATTGTTTCTAAAATAAATAAAAAGGTTGATGTTCCATTTTTAAATGAAAAACAAGAAGCAGAATTAATTGAATCTATATATGAAATAGTAGTAGAGGTTTTTGATGATACACCTCCTGTTAAGTAAATGGATAGCTAAAAAAGGTGGTATAGCTGTATTACTTGCAGTTGGAGATTTAATAGTTAAAACAACTAAATCAAAAAAAGATGATGAATTATGGAAAAAAATAAAACCAATAATAGAAAATTTTAAATAATGACTAATATTGTATTAGAAAATTCACTTGATCATAATGAAAAACCATTAAAGGCAGAAGATAAAGTTTTGCCTTTAAATGTATCTGAAAGTAAAATAGTTTATCCTAAAACACCTACAGATGCTTATGAATTAGCAAATAAAAAGTATGTAGATGATAATGCAGGTGGAACTGTTAGTTCTGAATTTTCTTATATTGTTAGTAGTGGTTTTAATTATAGTTATACAGGAGGAACTAAAATATATTTACCTTTAAATGGTTATATATTTGAAAGTAGTGCAAATTCAAGCAGAAATGAATATCAAGCTATAGTGATGCCACATAATGGATATTTAAGCAAGGTTATAATGAGAAGTGAAGAAGCGTGTGGTTCAACTGTAGTAGGGTTACACAAATCAAGTGATAATACGGAAATACCAAATGCTACTGCATCAAATGAAGTAACTGTAGATATGACTGCTGATGATATAGCTTATACATTTACTTTTGGCGAATCTGCAAGTTTTTCAGCAGGAGATGTTGTAAGCATATCTTTTGATCCTACTAATGATGCTAATGATACTATTGGAACAACAGTATTTATTTTGGATGGGAATACATAATGAGTTTAACAAATAAAACAATAGCAAATACATATAAAGATTTATTACAAGTAGATAATAGTAATAATGGTATTTCTACAAGCACATTAACTATAAAAAGTGGTGATGGTACAGAAACTTGCACATCTATATCTGATGATCAATTAACTATTAGACCAAAAAATGATAATACTACTGATACATTAAATATAAGAAATGTAGGTGGAACAGAATTATTAAAAGTAGATTCTACAAATACAGCAGTTAAAACATTAGGGCAATATGTAAATACAGGTGTTCATCAATTTATGTATTCTTCTGTTAATAGTTTTCCTGATGCTGCTAATACTTGGAGTGCATTGGATGCAATAGGTGGAGGTAGATATAGAAGTTCTAATATAGAATTAGGTACAGGTTCATCTCCTGCAACAACTTATGATGTATCAGGTGGAAATCAAGCTGATGATTTTGTACAATCAATTTGGTATGTTCCATTTAATATAGCTATAGATTCTGTGAAAGTATGGTTTGGTGCAGATGCTGCATCAGGAGATGATGTAAAATTTAGTGTAATGAGTTATACAATATCAACTGCAAATGATGCAACAGGTGGAGATTTAAGTGCAGGTGTAGAAAATTGTGTATCACCATCAACAATAACAGGTGCAGGATATGAACAGGCTTATTATCAATCATTAACAGTAAATACAGCAAATGTAGATGCAGGAAAAGCTATTGTAGCTTGTGTTCATCAAAACGGAACAAATGCTGATTTAACAGTAAATATGCAATTAGTATATCACTTAAGGAGTGTGTAAATGGCAAAATTAAATGCAAGATTATTATTAGAAACAAATGGTGAATCATTAGAATTTATGAATAGTTCTGATTATACACAGAAATACGACTTTCAACAAGATATAGGTTTTAATGATGCTTTTATATCAATGGCTACATTTGATCCTACTAATCCTTTTGGAACAAATAAATTAGCTGATCCAAGACTTATTTGTATTCATAATCCATCAGATCAAGTTATTGAGGTTAGAATAACATATAAAGGAATAACAGCAGGTAGTACAGATGCAACAGGTGCTACAGATGGAGAGGTAAGTAAATTATTAAGACCTAATGAATATATAGTATATCCTAATGCTATGGCAGTTAATTATACAACAACAGCTTCAGCTATGAATGGAACAGATTTAGATTTAGATGATGATACTACTAAAACATTAAGTACAACATTATACACATATTCTAATGCAACATTAGGTGCTGATTTAGAAGATACAGATACGACTGTAACAGTAAGTGATGGTGATTATTTTAAAGTTGGTGATTTGATTCAAGTTGGAATTAATGATACAACTGCTACAAGAATTGAAATAATGAGAGTAACTAAAATAGCATCTACTACTTTAACTGTTGAAAGAGCATTAAATGGAACACAAAAAGCTGATAAAGATGCACAAACTAATGCAACAAATGGAGCAGTAAATGGAGCAAGGATTTATTTTCCACATTTCAATGCTTTAGATGATTACAATACTTATTCAACACCTTGTACTGATTTATCAGGAAATTTAGTAGTTACTAATCTATTTGGTTATGGCAGAAATGCAACTGCAAGTTTAGATGGATTTTGTAGAGGTACTATAGTATTAAAATTTTACAAGGCAGGATACCAAGAATTTGGAATGTCAAATATTACATCAAGAAGTAAAACAGGTTTAACAGCAGGTACAACTTATTATGTTAAAATAGGAATAGATGGTGCAACTGCTGATGAAATTTCAATCACTACAGATTCAAGTGTAGATACATTTGGTGGAACTAATGGATTTATTCAAAAATTGCAAGAAGCAATAGATGCTTTATATTATGATGCAAGTAAAAATAATTTTCAGAAGGGAGCAACAGTATCAATCGTAAACGGAGATATAAGAGTAACTTCAAAGCAACATCTTTCTACATCAGCTATTGCCTTAACAGCAGGAACAAGTGGAGCAGATACAACAACAGAAATATTTGCACAAGCAATAGGTAGAATACCTGCAAGTCCTGAAGGTGCAAGAGCAGCAAGGTTGCCTGATTCAGATATAATTAAAGATGGTATTGAAAGAGATAATGAAGCTGAATTTATGTATGATGATGGATATGGAAACTTAAATTTTGGAGCAAATTCTGCATTAACAGGTAGTGGTACTATAGATTATGATACAGGTGCTATAACGCTTCGAAATTGTCCAAGTTTTGCTAATTATGCAATAACTGCAACAGGTCTATCAGGATTGGCGTGTGGTGGTAATACAAATACTACAATGCTAACTGAAATACAAGCAAGAAGTGTTAATCCTAAAAGAAGGGCAACAGTTAGAATAGTTGCATTTGATTTATAATATGAATGGTAAGGGTGATAAGCAAAGAGTTAGATGGTCGAAGCAATTTGAAAAGAATTATAATATGATATTTAAAAAAGGAGATAAAAATGCCAAGAGGTAAAGGAACATATGGAAAAAAAGTAGGCAGACCTAAAAAAAGAAAAGGAATGAAAAGAGGTAAGTGAATTGGCTAAATATAGAGGGCGAACAGTTCGTTTAAATAAGCCAAGTAGGATTAGAAAAGGGCAAACAAGTTTTGGGCGTAAAAAGTTTCAAGTATTTGTTAAAGATGGAACTAAAGTTAAAAGAGTAACTTTTGGTGATCCTAATATGAGAATAAAGAAATCAAGTCCTGCAAGAAGAAAGTCGTTTAGATCAAGACATAAATGTTCAACTGCAACGGACAAAACAACAGCAAGATATTGGTCTTGTAAGAAATGGTAGATTATGGCAATATCAACATTTAAATATGCAACATCAACAGACCTACAAAGGGTATTTAGTAAAATAGGTGATTATGATACTAAAACATCTGTATATAATTTTGTAACCACAGGTGTAAGTAATTTTTATAAAGCATATAATACAGGTAAAATAGATCAATTATATTTTGATGGCATAGAAGGTACAGCAGTAACAGATGATCCTAATGCTAATTATGAATATAGATATTCTCCTACTGTTGATTCTGTAGAAGTATTTTTAGATACTGCTGATCCTAATGATATACAAATTGAAGCAGGTGTAGATTTTCAAACTTTAATTGATGATGTATTAGAAAATGCAAGTCAAGAATTAAATACTTTATTAGATGCTCGTTTTCCTGTACCAATTCCTAAAGCGTTTTTATATGCAGAAGCTACAGATGGTAGCGATACACCACAATATGATCCGATAATTGTAAGAACTACTTGTTATTTAGCAGCAGCCAATCTTATACGCTCAACTGATCCTATGAGTGAAGAAGCTGATAAATATTATTCTATGGTTACAAATATAGATGAAAGTGGATTGATTGATGAAGTAAATTCAGGTAAAAGAAAATTAAACTTTGAAATTGATACAACAGATAAGAGTGGAAATGTTACTGAAGTAACAAGAGCAGGTACAATGTATTGTGTAGAAACTTATGGATCATATTCAGGTGAGTTTTATGATAGAATCCAAATATTGTGTACAACAGGTGGTGTATATGGAACTGCAAAAGTATCTATTAAAACTTATGGTGATGATAAATTATATGGAACAGAAATAACTGATGAAATTATTACAGGTGGATTGCAACATATTGCAGGTGGATTATATGCAAGATTTCAAGGTAATTCAATGACTGTAGATGATAGATGGGATATTGAAGTAAGAAGTGCAGGATTGAAAGATAGTAATGCACCTATTAAAAACATACCAATTAAAAGAGGAAAATTAAGGCGAGTTAGATAATGGCAGTTACTTATGATAAAATAGGATATACTTTAATTGAAAAAGGTTTAAGAGATTGGATTAATAACGATTTTAATAATGTTTTTATATCTAAAGATTATAAGATGAAGGGCAATGAATTTATTAGAATCAATTTAGAAAGCAGTACAAATTTAATGACTACAAATGCTTTTGAGCAACGTGAATACAATGTAATGATTAGATATTATTTTAATCGCAAGATAATGGGCGATGGTATTAACGAAAATATCAAAGGTAAAGTAGATAGATTAAGAAAAAAGTTGTTAGATAAGCAGACCAATAACACAACTTGGGCTTATTTAGATATAGATAACATTGAGTATGATATACAAGATGAGGAGAATGAAAATAATGATATTTATATTGTTCAACTTGATTTAATTTTAGTAAACCATAATGTATTAAATTAAAAGGATTAGAATATGGCACAAGCAACAAACTTTTTTCCATCACAGAATGTTAGCGTATGGTTTCAAAATGAAACTACTGTAGGCGATCAACCTGATGATGCAGGATTAAAAAAATTACAAGTAACATCATTTACAATACCTGAATCAAGTGTTCCTGTTGAATATTCATCTGCAAGAGCAGGTCAATTTGTAACCACAGCAACACAAGGACATCACTCACAAGGAACTAAAATGTGGACTTTTGACACAGTATTGAGAGGTACTCCTGATTCTGTTTTATTAGCTTGTGAATCTGTATTTGAAGATGGATCAAGTGAAGCAGTATTAAATAATGATTATACATTTCCGTCAGCTAATTATTTAAATGGTGCAAGTTCTGCTAAAACATTTGAAATTAGATTTGAAGATGCAGGTGCAGATGCTACTCATAATAATGTTGTTTGTCAGGGTTGTGTAGGAACAGGATTTACATTATCTGAAGATATAGGTTCTGAAGGTGGTGAACTTGTTTGTACCATTAATTGGGCAACTGCATTTATGCCTAATACAGGAACAGATGCTGATGATGCTATAACAAGTCCTGCGTATGATACAGGTACACCAAAAAATATTAGAAGTTTAGCTTCAGGATCAACAGGTATTAATGGTGGTGCTTTAGAAGAACTTGTTATACAATCTTGGGAATTAAGTGTTAATAGAACTATTGAAAGAATACATTATAAAGATACAACAGATGGTAGTTATGAGCCATTTGGATATGCAATGACAGGTAACTTTGAGATAACAGGTTCTATGACAGTTATTAGAAATGATGATGTTCACGATTTACTTGCTAAATTTTATGATAGTAATACAGTAGATATAAATATAGCAGAATCATCAGGATTTGCAATAGCATTAGATAAATGCTTAATAAATGAACCAACTATTGATAATGGTGGTGCAGTATTAACTGAAACAATTCCATTTACAGTAGTAGGTGCAGATGATATATCTTCTTCAACAAAAATGTTAGGAATTACTATTGCTTAAACTTAAAGATAAAGAGTATAAATTTAAAGATATTGATCTTGATACAAGATTTGATATTTTAACTAAAGCAACAGAAGATGGTGAAAAGATATTACCATCAACTTTGCTTTGGATTATGAGGAAAGCTGTAGATATTACAGATGAGGAGATGGAATATTTAGATGCAGGTGATATAGCTGTTTTAGGAAACCAAGTAGTAATGTCTTTATTACAAGGTAAAAAAAAATAGATGAAATCTATCTTCGCATTAATTGTTGGATAAGTTTTAAGGGCGTAGATAAGCCATATTTCAATAGATTTCCATATATAGCACTATCACCCTCTAAAAAGCAAAATATAGAGTTTAAAGACATAAATGATGTCAATGAGGAACTAATAAGGCTGTATGATAAGATCACAGACAGAAAACAGTATGGAAATGGGTTGCTTACTCAATCAAAGTTTTTTGTTAATACTGATTTGCTCGTTGATGAAAAATGTCAATTACTTATCAAAAAGCATAACTATTGCAAAGCATCTAATACTCCCCCATATCCTTCAGTACAATCTACACCATATAATTTTATAGATGATTTTATAACAATAGAAGAAGAAATTAAGAATATAGAAGAATGGCAATCAAAAACATATACGAATTAATAGTTAAGGCAGTAGGAGCTAAAAAAACTGAAAAGGAATTAAAAGGTGTAAATAGTTCCTTAAAAACAATGACCAAAAATATTGCATCAGTAACTGCAGGATATTTTGGTGCGCAGGGATTAATTAATGGTGCGCAATTTGCAGTAGAAGCATTTGCAAGGCAAGAATTAGCTGAAAAGAAATTAAATGATGCTCTTGGTGGAACATCTGTAGCATTACTTGAACAGGCATCAGCTTTGCAAAGAGTTTCAAGATTTGGTGATGAAGCTATTATAGAACAACAAGCATTTCTTGCAAGTTTAAAATTTACTGAAGATCAAATTAAATCAATTATTCCTGTTGCTATGGATTTATCAGAAGCTACAGGTATTACATTGGAAAGTGCAGTAAGAAATACAGCCAAAACCTTTTCAGGATTAGCAGGTGAGCTTGGTGAATTAGTTCCACAGTTAAGAGGATTAACAAAAGAACAAATGATGGCAGGTGAAGCAGTTGAAATTATGGCTGAATTATTTGGTGGTCAAGCATTAAGTGCTACTCAAACCTATACAGGTCAAGTCCAACAATTACAAAATGCTATTGGGGACACAGCAGAAGCTATTGGCAAAGGTTTAGTTCCTCAATTATTAAAAGTTGCTCCTACTATAAAATTAACTGCTGAATTTTGGAGTGATTTTTTAAATGGTCAATTAGATAGTGATCCAATAATGATTAAGACAAAAGAAAATTTAAGTAAACTTTATAGTGCTTTAAAAATATTAATAGCACCTTTAGGTGTTGCTTCTATGTTTTGGTCTAAAATTTTTGGTGGCACTGAAGAAGAAGCTATGTCAAAAACTGAAAAAAGAATAGAAGGTTTAACTGACGTATTAATAAAACAAGAATTGAGATTACAAGAAATAGCAAAAACGTATGGACTATATTCTGAACAATATGAAAAGGCTTTTCAAGGCATAGAAAAAACAAAACAAAGTATTGAAGATGCAAATAAAAAAGAAGAAGAATCACAATCTGAAATTCAAAAAGCATTTAGAGGTAGATTAGATGCAACAATAGAATTAAGCAAAGTAGAATCTAAATTAGATATTAGTAGAAGAATCCAACACGAAAAAGAAAAGAAAAGAAAGTTGGAAGATGCAGCTTTATCAGGATTAACTGCTAAACAATCAGCTATGGCTGTAATTAAATCAGAATCTATGGAAGCTATTGTTGGACTAATATCATCAATATTTAAATCTGTTCCTTTTCCATTAAATACTATATTAGCAGCAGGTGCAGGAACATTGGCAAGTTCTGCAATAGATAGAAATCTTAAATGGGCATCAAATAAATTTGAAGATGGTGGTTTAGTAGGTGGTCGCAGACATTCACAAGGTGGTACAATGATAGAAGCTGAATCAGGTGAATTTGTAATGAGCAGAGATGCAGTAAGTAGAATAGGTGTTAATAATTTAGAAGCTATGAATAGTGGTGGTAGTGGAATGACAATTAATATATCTGCACCACTTGTAGATGATACTGTTGTAGATTCAATTATACCTAAAATCAAAGAGGCAGTAAGGCGTGGAGAATCTTTGACATAATGATTACTGATCCAAGTGGCATATTTACTGAATCTATAAAAGCACCTAATACTTCAATAATTCCATTAGTAGTATTTGTTCGAGAAGGTTCACTTAAAAAATCTATATCTACTAATTCAATTAGTCTTGATCACGGAATAGATGATTTACTTTATTTTGAGCCATTATTGTTAAACATTCCATCTATTAGAGAATCTGTTGATTTTGAAAATCGTAATTTTAAAATAGGTAATATATCTTTATCTATTAGTAATTCAGCACATAAAAATAATGATAGATTTAGCGATAGTTTGCCTGATATAATTAATTCTACTTGTATTATTTATTGGAAAGTACCAAGAGCAAAAACATTGGGTGATTGTTTATCTGTTTATACAGGTAAAGTAAAAAGAATGACACACGACGATACAAAAGTAACTTTACAAATTGAAGATCAAACACAAGAAAATTTACACAAAGATTTACCAATAGAATTTGTTTCATCTGATTTAGAAATATTGGATAAATATAAAAATAAGCCTATTCCCTTTGTATATGGTGAAAACATAAATCATAAAATTGTTATGCAACCAAAAAACAATGATACTGATGATTTAGAAGTATTAGCAGATAACAATGAAGATATACATTCATATATTACTGATAAGCCTTTGAAATTAGTATATGATAATACAGTTATGAATTTAACTAAAAATATTAATTTAGAATTTTATGAAGATGATGAATTGTTTGAATATTCAGATTCTCAACAATATTTTATAGAAGATAATAAATCAATAACTTTAGTTAGAAATATCTTATTAGATGCCTATACAGCAGAAGAAAACGAACCTTTAAAAGTTTTTAATACTATTAGTAATGATCAAGCTGAAGTTATTTATGAGCCTAAACAAAATATCTTTTTAAATAAAGAAGAATTTGAAAATAATAATGGAATTTATTATGATGGGCAATTTAGAAACATAAATTTAAAATATGACAATTCATCACAAGAATTTATAAATAAAAATATTTTATTAGATAATATTATTGATAATAATTATGCAAACATTACTACTATAGGTCAAGACTTGCCAATAAATATATGTAAAATAACAAAAAGTTATAATAGTTTATATAATAGATTTGATATAAATACTGCTTTAATTGTTACAACATATAGTCACGTTGATGAAAGTAAATTTTTATTTAAGAAAAATTATTATAATTATTCTGTAGTATTAAAATCAATAAATCATATATATGAAAATCCTAATGGAAGTGCTGATCATCCTATTATTGTTTTTGCAAGAGCAATATTTATAGAAGATGGAATATTAGGCTTCCCTTTTGCTGATTTTTATAATTTAGAAACTGATAATAATTTAATTTATAATGCAGAAGCAGAACAGGGTACTAATCATAAAATTACTAAAACAGAATTTATAGTTGTTCCTGAAAATTTAAATCCTCAAAATCAATCGTATATGGAAGTAGATTTAGAATATAATTTATATAATACGAGAATCTCAAGTATAGGACTTTTAAATGATATATTTAAAAATGAATTTTGTGTAGATATAAAAGGTAGAAAAGGAATAGAAAATCAAGATTATGATTATAGCCTAATAAGAAATAAAAATATTACTGTAAAAACTGCTTTATTTTATAAAGGTATGCCTGATGTGTCTATATTGTTTTTTTATAAAGATATGATTAATATTCCAAAATTAATTAATTTAGGCGATATTATAAATGTTTTTACTGAAGATAATGAATTGTATTTTAAAGCTACTATTATTGAAATTATAAACGATCATCAAACATTTGCTTTTGATGATATACATACAGATGTAAAATTGGGAAATATAACTGTAAATGGAGAAGTCTATACTGATTTAGAAATACAAGAAAATTTAGAAACACAAGATGTATTTGTAAAAATAGAACAGCCATATATTGAATTGCCTTGTGATATTATGCGACATTTATTAATTAATGATATAGGATTTAATGGTGCAATACAGCAAGATGATTTAGAAGTAGCAAGAAATGAGCATAATGGTTTTTATTTTTCAATTAGTCAAACAGAAAAAATTAATTCTAAAAAACTATTTGAAAATATAGCAAAGCAAAGTAAGTTCTTTCCAAAATTTAGAAATGATGGTTCATTTGGTTTTAATACAATAAAAGATATATATAAAAAAGATGATGCTGAATTAATAGAAATTAGAGATATAATTAATTATAAATTTGATAGAACTAAAATTGATGATTTAAAAACAAAAGTAAAAGTTATATATGGCAAAGATAATATAACAGATGAATATTTAAAATCTACACCATATTTACAAGCAAGTAATTATTTTGAAGGCTATGTAAATTCATATTATGGTTTAGAGGATGATCATAGAACAAGTACATTAGATTTTGAAGCTGAATATATACAGCACGAACAAACAGCTTTATTATTAAGAAATTTCTTGATGGCTTGGTATGCTAATCAACACAATATAGTAAGTGTAGACTTACCTTTAAAATATATGAAATATGAAATAGGTGATGTGGTGCAATTTGATAGTTTAATTAATAACTTAAAACTATATGGTGAAGATTATACGGAAATAGTATCAAGAAATGGTCAAGATATATACCCATACTTTATGATAATGGAAACAAATAAAAGTATAGATAAAATTAGTTTTAAATTAGTGCAATTACATAAAAATATTGTACCTGAAGAACAACCACAAGATGATGGATTTAATAGGTCTATTAAACCACCAAAAGGAGGTTTTATAGCAGAGCAAGTAGAAAATGCTTTGAATAAAAATCCTTCATTGGCAAATATACAGGAACTTACAAATGAAAGGTAGTTTGACATCATTTAGTTATTATTATGGCAATGGAACTTTTAGCATTGAATCTAATGGTATATTAGCAGGAATAGAAATATATTTTTCAGGTAGTCCTAAAATTACTTTGAATATGCCTGAACATTGGCAATATAAATTAGATAAATATATATTATTAGTATGGACTACAAATGAAAATACTTTAAATAATGATATTTTTGATTATATTGGAACATTAAAAGTTAATAATGTAATAGGAATTGATTTTAAAAGCAATAAAGTAGTAGGTAAAGGTTTTAATGATTATATATCATTTTGGGAAGAAACTGATAGTAATTATGAATCAGCAGGATTATATGAAAGTTACAACAAAGATTATACAGTTAGGAGTTAAATATGCCTGATATTAGAGTGCCAAGATTTTTTATAGATGCACCAAGTTATTATAATGCTATAGGTGAAATTCAATCAATAAATGATAGTGATGGATATTTTTTTAATACTACTAAAGGTTTGTCGGTTGATCTTCAAATAAATAATGCACAAAATAGTGTGTATGCAGGTGAAACTATTTTTAATCATCATAGAGCAGTATCATCTATTAATTATTTTGCAGTATTAGGACATACTTTTAATGATTTTTCTAATAATAAAGTAAATTTTAATATGGCGTTAGATAATATAGATGTTGACAATAATATAAATGATACTCATTATGCAGGCAATAATTTAGATTTAGCTCCTATTACTACTTATAATTGTAATGATGAAAATAATGGAATAGGTTTTAGAGCAGAAAATGCAGGTAGTTCTATAGTAAGAACAACAAATGAAACTATAACAGGAACAAATGAGCCTATAACTTTATTTGAAGGTGTTCAATTAAGAACAGAAGATGGAGAAACAAGGAAAGTAAAATTTGAATTAGGTGAAAATGCAAATGATAAATTTAATACAAGATTTGGTGGCTTTAGTTATGGATGGACTTATACAATGCCACACGCTCCTGATATGTCATTATCATTTGATATAGAGTATGATGGATATGATGTTACCACTACAAAAGGTGGTAATACTTTGACTAACATAAGATGGAATAATTCTCCATTATTAGGATTTAAACCATATCATTTATGGCACGAACACGGTAATGATGGTGTAAATATGGCTGAAACACCTACAGGAAGAAGGGTGTGGAATCTTAAATTCAGTTATTTTAGTAGAGATGATGTATTTCCTATGAGTGCAGATGGAACAACTAAAAAAAGATGGTCAGCAGATGATGTTTCAGGTATGTATTTTTATAATTATGATAATGTTGGTTTAGAAAATGAAGAATTGCAATATTTAGGATTAAAACATAATTTTTATACAAGAGTAGTTAATGGTACTTTAGGTGGAGCATTGCCATTTATATTTCAACCTGATAGCACAATAGATGATTATGCTGTTTGCAGGTTTGAACAAAATAGTTTTAAATTTAGGCAACAAGCTCCTGACTTATATGAAATATCAGTAAAAATAGTAGAAACTTGGTAGTGGTGTAATCATCTTATCCCTCCTTATGCACAATAAAACGCCTTAAAAAGAACAAAACAAACAGCACCACTACCATATCCTCCCTCGATAAATCCAAAGAATAATAAAAATGTTTAATTTTTTTAATCTTTTTGTTTGGTTTATATTGTATTTGTTTAATAAATTTAAACAATTAAGAAACGCAATAATATAAACAAAGGAAAATAAAATGCTAACAGAAAAAGAAATAGTACATATTTTAAAAAACAAACAAATAAGTAAATGTACACCCAAAGAAAAACAACAAGTTTTTAATTTTGCTTTTGGTGAAGATTTTATGAAATCTAATGATAAAGGTAGTAAAAAAAAATATTAAACAAAACAAAGGAAAATAAAATGAAAACAACATTACAATACAAAGATATGTCAATTTTAGGCAAAGAATTTGATCCTAAACACGCTACAATAGATTGGGATTTTAATATGGTTAAATTGAAATCTAATATAGAATTTGAATATGTTATTAATAAAATATTAATAGTATTTGAAAGTGGTCAAGTTGATGTTTTAGATAAAGCGATTGGTAAAGTATATTTTAATGGTAGTTTAGAGCAAGCTATGATAGATGGATTATCGCCTGATCATTTAATAATTGATTATGCAGAAGATGAACCTGAAGTTACATTATATATTGGAAAGTTGGATTCATAATGAGAGGTAGTTGCGATAGATGCGAGGAGCGTGATGGTGTTATCATAGATGATACTAATTTATATTGCAGTACTTGTTATATAATAGAACATCAACCTTGTGAAAGTTGTGGTGATAGATTAGGCAGAGATAAACTTGTTCCAATGTTAAAAGATATATATACAAAGGACAAAGGATATTACTGCGATAGATGTATAGATTAACAAAAAAGGGTGCAGAAACGTTGAAAAACTGCACCCTAATTCAAGAGATAGCAAATGTTATTTGCATTATTAATATAGGAGAAGTTGTAAATGGAAAACAATAGATTAAAAGAAATGGCTAAAAAATATAATTTAAATAAAAATGATTTTTGGCTGCATAAACAAAGTGGTAATTATATTATTACACATAACGCTGTAGAAAAGATACAATTTATTGAAGGTATAGAGATTGTAGATTTTAAAGTATTAAATAGTGAGCAAGGATTTGCAAGGTTTTTAATTACTATGGCTAAAGGTGATAGAAAAGTAACTACT